CTTCTACTAGATTATCTATATGTATATCGTTTAATACTTCTGTCCATCCATATACACCATAGTCGTCTTTCTTGATAGATTCTTTATACTTCTTTTTTAATACCTACTCAATCATGAATGCATGATTTATGTCTTCTACTTGTTTATTGACTATTATATCATCTTCTTTTAAATCAAAACTATATCTGTGATAAACTGATTGTTTAGATGTTATGCCAATTTTGTATGCATTTTCTTTTACTTTTATTATGTAAAACAATCCATTAGATTCAAGATCTAAACCCCATAATGTTCTATAATTAATAGCGGATTATCAAATTTTTCTTTATATGCACTTATACTAAATTCACTGTGTGCTTCTTTTATATGCCTAAAAAGACTTTTTGCTCTGTGCCCACAAATAAGACATTCAACATACTTATTTGGATCTATGTGTTTTAATCTAGAGTGCTCTGTATTAATTTTTCTATTATGTTCAATCTTACATTGCTTGGAACAAAGTTTTGATAGTGGTTTACTTTTCCTAAACTCATTATTGCAATATACACATCTAGTAATTAAATCATTTGGATCTCTCTTTAACCCATGCTTAATTTTATATTCATTTGGATCAAGACTGTGCTGCTTTTTAACATGAACACCAATATTGTACATTGTCATTTGTTGTTGACAAATTTGACAAGAAACATGTTTAACAGTTGTTTTCTTTCTTTGTGAGCTCATGAAATTCACCAATTGTAATAGACTTTAGTTCGCCTGTTGTCTTATTACGGATATTTATTAACGTGTTATCAGTGACACATTTACCAGACTGTCTACATTGCATACTGATAATAAATCTATTATCAGAATATTCATTTAGCAAATCTTCTTGGTAATCATATAGATCAAACGGTATGATACCTTTATCAATAGATATAATTTTGATATATTTGCGAGTAAAATAGACAACATCTACTGCACATTTAATCCATTCTAATTTTTGATATATAGTAAACGGCTTATTTTTAATTTTGGCTTTGAGTAGACCTTCTTTATTTTGATACCACCAATTTTCAGGAACTTCATCTATATCAAAATCATCAACTTGTAGCTTTAATGTATTTTTTCTTAGATACTTCCTTACTAAATTTTTGTTATCATTAAAGAACTCAACTAGATTAAAATCACATGTTTTTTGTAGTTCATATATTTCAGCAGTTAAGTTCTTTAAATTACCGGCAAGTCTATTTGCCTTTTTTGTTTTCTTTGAAGTCTTCATAACCATCTAATTCTTTTTCAACATCTTCTGGAGTTTTCTCTCCATAGTATGTATTATTTTGAATGAAAGTACCACCCTTTGTTTTGTCTTTTAATGTTGGGCCTTCATTGGGCTTATTGATTGATTTCTGTAAAGCCAATAATTCCTTTGTTATGTCAGATGATGTTTTCATTAAGTTAGCAGCAACTTCCATTGCCCTTGGGTGCTCAGACATTGCTGCTATTTTCAATGCAAGCTCAATAGCAGAATTTGATCTACCAATCAAGCCATAATAATTCGATCTAGCAAAATTATAATCTTCTTCTAAATCTGGATTATCTGCTAGTTGTATATTGGACTCTTTCTTTTCATAGACAATAGGCAACAGCTCTTCTGGTTGTTGATCATCATCTTCCAGATTGTCAATATCCTTTTCTATATCATCTGATTTAAGTAATTCGTTTAATTGTCGCTCGAATTTACTACTCATAAATCATCTTCTGTATATGTTTCTGTTTCAAGAATCGTATCTGGATCTATCAAATCATAATAGTTAACATGAACAGTTTTAATAATACCAGTTGAAGATGTAGCTGGATATAGATAACCTTCAAGTGAAAAACTTAATGTTGCTTCTATAATTTGACCTTCTTCATATAATCCATCGAATTGATTTGGTAATGTATTACCTAATAGTGCAATATTGACAGTTGTTTCACTGTTCAAGTCTGGATTGTCATTCACAACAACTTTGAGTGAAGGATTAAAGTAAGGCACTATCTGTTCAATTATCTGGAACATATCATCTAAATTTTTTGTCTTGATCATCAAATCATAATTAAAGTTGTACGGTATTCGATTTACTTGAGTTTCAATCCCATTAACAAGTGTCCGATCAACACCTTGCTCTTGAATTGTGTGCATTCTATTAGTAATACGTTGATCATCCTTTTCCATACTAGTTAGCAAATATGAGATTCTTGGCAGTCTCATTTTATATCTAACATTATTAGGATCTTCATCTTTCAATCTAGTATTCTGTTTTTGTTGACCAGCATAAGACAGAGGAACTTTGATGAATTTACTAGCCCCTCTCTTAATTTTAATATTGTCAAATAGTGTACCAAAGACACCAGAATATAATCTGATTGTCCCATGGTAAAAATGATTTTCAAATAATGCCATAATTATCTAGTTCCGAACGGGTTGGTTGGATCAAATTCAATATCATTTGCTGTATCAGTTTCAATGTCGTCATTGATACCATATTCTTCTACTTCTGTATCTTGATCCGGAATATTGACATAATCTGCTATTAATTCATCAAAATCAGGATCACCAGTTGCAATAGTTTCATGTGAATATTCAAACGCTTCACATTTTAATTCAAACACGTATTGCTTACCTTTTTCAAAGAAAGGAGATTCATGTTCGACATATTTAATTTCAAGTATAGCATTTGTAATTGGCAGATAAACCAAATCACCTTCTCTTGGCCTGATGAAATCTGGTAACAAGTCAGTGAAGTTTCGTTTTGATACAACGAATGTTGCATTCTTTTGAAATTCATTGCCGAACATTGACATTAATTCTTGCCCATCAAATCCATCTACAAATGCTGGCCACATAGCCATTTTAACGAATGAATCATAATACTGCGCTGGATCTTCATTATATAGGAAATCAATGTTATCTTGTGATCTAGGAATATACAATACCTCAATGCCTCTTTGATAAATTGACTCATCAACAAGATCTTGTATTAGCCCTTGTTCATTTTGGGCAGTATAATGATTAAAATATGGACTCACTGTAGGCATTTATTAGATCCTTTCTAAGCAGTTTTCTTATAATGGTATAGGTTACTATTACTTTATTTATAAAGTTGATTAGAAATGAATCTAATCGTTCTTAGTAATATTCTTAACCAACACGTTGTCTTTAATGTTTTCTGAATAAGTTACTGCACCCATGTACATCATAACAATACTACTAAAAAACCCAATTAATGTTATCAATATTGGATTGAATTCAGAGAATGTTGCTGCTATTTCAGGAGTCATTAAAAACGGAGCAAGCATATAGAAACAAACCATTGCTGCCATTTGAATAAATGCAGATATAGCAAGTCCTCTACGAACACGCCATTTCATTCTATCTCTGGCAAATTCAGCCTTTTGTCTTTCTGTCATTACTTGAGTCATTATTATTATTATCCTACTATAAATCCAGTTGGTTCCATATAAGTATTTTCTAATGTTTCATTCAGTGTTGCTATTTCTTCTTTTGCATCAGATAAGATTCGTTCGCCATTGATAGTGACACCACCAAGCATCTGAACTTCATTAAATTTAGATAGATTTTCACCCCATTGTCTTTTGATCAATGCTGTAGTATATTCTTTCAGCCATTTATCATTATATACAGATGGTACTAATTCTGGATCAATCAGTCGTTGAACTTGGACACCAAGCTTATATCCAACACCAAGCTTCTCTAAATTAGAAAAAACTTTTAATTTTTTGCCATGTTTATTAAAGTTGATTGTTGGAGTAACACTAGTCATATCTACTATAGATTCATAATTTGTTATATTCATGTAATAATCTAATTGATTGAACGGTCTCCATGGTGATAAAGTTGATATTGCAAGTTGATGCTGATAACCAAATATATCACCTTGTGCAGAAAGCGCACTGAAAGGCATTACAGAAATAACAACTAGAATATCATCAGGTACAGTAATGTATCCGTTATCAATATCAGCTTGATCAATTGCATAAAACACCCAATCTCGTTCAGTTGCATCATAATGCTTCTCTTGATAAACTTCAAGTGCTTCATCTATTCTGTCTTCAATCTGTCGAGCAGCAACATTAACTTTAATGACCGGCTCGCCTAATCTCCTAAGACAATAATCTTTAAGCTCTTCTCTCGATATAACAGACATTATTTCTTACCTGTGTTTGCTAGTAGTTGATCAACAATACGTTCTAAGTCTGAAAGCCTTTCTTTCAGATTTTCTTTTTCTTTTTGTTCTTTCAATATAGCTAATTTATATTGTTTGGCCATTTTATAGCCATGAAGATCACCATTAACTACAGCACCACTAACAGTATCTTTATATAAATTTTCCTTGCCTTCTATTTTATTCATATTAACCTTACACGAAGTCTGACAATGCAATTACTCTGAATCGTTTACATTCTGGATAGTAAACTGCACTGTCTGATTTCAATTGAATCATTATTTGATAATAAGTAAATTGTGATAATCCTGTTTTCTCATAAGTATATTCATAGAAGTAATTCCCATCGGCAGGAGTATCGGTCGTAATATTTGGAACTTGAACCCATGTTGCATCATTCATTTCTTCTTCACTATTAGCCGTTCTGATTGACATAATAACATTTGAAGGATCAACAGTTTTCAAATCAATATAACATCTGATCATATCAGCTGCATTTGCAAGAGGATTAATTCTTGTTCTATAATTAGCCCAGTTATTACCACCATCTGTTTCAATTGAAGCTTCTTTTGTTACTTGAACGAATGGTGCAATAACATTAGCACCAGATAGATCAATAACCGGTGAAACATTTGCATTTGTTGATGTTATAGTAGCTTTAAATTTGAATGTTCTGTTACCACTTGTATTTGCCGTTTCATCATTTCTATTAGTAATTAACCAAGGGAATGCAAGATTATTGATTGTTTTATTATCAAATGGTTCATAATCATTCTGTACTGTGTATGGAGTTTCAATCCCATCAACTGATTTACCAGTAGTACCTGTAGCACTAAATGCTATGTTTGTATTAGGTAAATTAATAACTGGCACATTTGGATTCAATACACTTGCTTGAATAGTGTCAGAGATAAGTATATCCGAACCACCAATATCACCAGAAGAATCAGCAGTACTTGCAACTGTAACAGATACTTGATTTGGATTAATAACATCAACTACAGTATGATCAGCATTAATTTCATTTGCCGGAATATTATTAGCACCAGTAGCACCACTAATTGAAATAACAGTACCAACCGTATATGTATGATTAGTTCTATTAATAATCAAGTCACTTGATGCATTTGTTGTTCTTATAGCATTTGCAGGTAATCTGATCAGAGGTAGATCACTATTGTCTGTGACCAAAATACCAGTGACACCTGTATTAAATTGTGCTGTAAATATTTCAAATTGTAAATCTGATTGTTGATCTTCAGTCCAAGTTGAATTATTTTGTGATTTAAACATTACCCCAGCATAAGGCTGACGAGTAATAATTTTATCTGTACCTAAATCTTGTTCACCCATTGTAGCAATAAATGCATTATATAGGTTAGAATTAGACATTAAGACAAAACAATATTCCTGTCCATCTTCAAGATAGATAGGATGATCAAATGTGAATGTTGTTGCAACCGACCCATCGGAAGATAGATTTACCTCAGAAGGATTTAATAATTTTTCTGCACCCGGAACAATTGTTTGAGTAGGAAATCCATTACTCATTTCTCTAATCTGAACAGCAACTGGAATATTATCATCTTTTGTTTCAAAGAATGCATTGATTTTAGTAACGAATGCACCACCACTTTGTTCAATCAAGAATGACTGAGCAAGTGGATCTGACCATATTCTACGAACCAGATTTGTATTAGTTGAAACAGATCTTGTT